GTAACATTTGCTGTTCAATTTCTGGAGTAATTGGCGCAAAATACCTGTCAGCATTTCGTATGCCTGATACTGCCAACTGATCCGCCAAAGTATTACGGATATTAGTCATGCTCACTAAACCATTGTTAGGGCCATACGTCTGATACACAAGCTGTTGCATTTGCAATGCCTGATTTAGCGCTATGGCTTTCTCTTCTTCTCTGCCAGTGCCTAATCCGACATTAATGCTAACGTCCATCGAGCCATCCCATACTCTGGGATCTACTGGGACAAATGAGCCGTTCATTCGCATCATCTGCTCTTCATCTACATTCTTGTGAGATAGGCGTAGCATTATGCCAAACAAGTCTCTCATGCCATCTGCTAGGTTACGAACCATAACTTCAACTTGCCCAGCCGCAGCTTGCACAGTAGCTTGCACAGCCGCTTTAGTTGTAGATTGCATTGCATCTGGGTCTAAGCCCATAGAAGCCCGTGAGACGCCTGTTTTGCTCTCTACAAGGCCATCTAGGTAAGTTAATGCACCTAACGTCTGACCAGCAGTAAATGGCACTGATAAGTCCTGCACCGCACCAGCTTGGCGCATTCTCACAATTGCACCAATCTCGTTGTTTAACACGTCATCAATGTTAGCTGCACCTTCTATGACCGCCAAACGTGGATTGTTTGTCATTGCCACGTTATCTAAGATTGAGCGTAAAACTGACGTTGCTGCGTCTTGGTCATCCATAACTATTTCAGCTAGTGAGCGTCCGTAGAATGTATGCGGCTCTGGGTCTATTTCAAATTTTGCAAAAGGTAACTCATCGCATGGCTCAAAGTCTAGCAATTCATATGATGTACCACCGCAAGTAAGTTTGTGTAATATTGGTATGCCAGTTCCGTCTGCGTCTATTCGCATGTATGCTTCTGTTACACTCACGTTTTTCATTGCCGGGTCTTGCTCATCCTCGTCAGATGTATCCAAGCTGTACCCACGTCTCTCATGCACTTCAGCTTCAGTCATCTCTGACCCGCTATCGAAGCTATCTAAGTCTAATACAACGTCTGGGTCATATCCCATGCCGATTAAATCGCCTGCACGCATTTCAGTTCTGTGAGCCACCAAGTAAGCATCTTTGAGATTGCGTGCGTCTCGGTTAATGAAAAATTCTTCTGGCGGAACACTCTCTATACACAGCTCGCCTTGCTCTTGCTTGCGACTGATTTTTATGTCGTGCTTTGGTACTTCTACTTCCATGCCCATCTCATCCATTGAGATACTCATTTCTGTAGTTTGCTCGATTACTGTAACTTCATCGTCATCTGTGAGATATGTCAGCTCGTCATCATTTAAGTCTGTGAACGTGTATATCTCTGCTTCTGGATATGTCATCCAGTATGCCTTTACGATACCTTGCTTCTTCACAAGTGCATCTTGGAATGCATCGTTTATCACCCGGTAGCCATTTAAGCGTGTAAACTCGTGGTGCATAAATTCAGTGGCTTGCTCTGCCATTGCTACATCTTCTGGGCCACGCGGGACAAACTCCACTGGCTTTGCTGTACTTAGGAATATACGCATTAGGCTAGGCTTAACTGAGCGTATAGTGTCACGTACTTTTGTGGCTACAACTTTGCTTCTGCCATCTTCATAACCAAGGTCAACTTCGCCATCATAGTATCGCTGTGCCTTGATTCTATCTTGGCTTATCTCGCTTTCAACAAAATCTACTGCGCTAGCAATGGCGTCTTGGACAATGCCTTCAATTTCCATACGTGACTTTGGTTTTAATTCCATGATCTATTCCTTAATTTGCCATTTTATCTACAGCATATTGTGTTTGACCTGCGCCAGCCGCAATAGTGCCTTTTGTTGCGCCAGATGTAAACGAGCGCGTGGCAGCTTCTAATACTCTAAACGCAGAAGGATTTGCGGTTTTAACTTGTTCTGCTAAACCATTCGCAACAATTGCTTGGAATAACTCTACTCGGTTTTTCATAGACATTTCCCTAACGTATCTTAACCCAGTTGTGGCTGCCCCTGTTATTAATGGTGCTATTAAAGCCCCAACAGGGCCACCAACTAATGCCCCAGCAGCAGATGATACACCCATTGCACCAGTAGCAACTCCGCCGCTAAGTGGGTTTCTGCCCCCAGTCATAGAGAAACCTGCTTGGCTTATATTCGCTATCAAATTACCTAATGGCGTACCTTGTTGTATTTGCGCTAGTAATGTCAGCTCTTCTTTATTAAACTGTTTTCTTTTACTGGGGTTGTTCAATAAAGTTCGGATTTGGTTCTTTAATCCGCTTTCTAAACCGCCAGCATAATTTGGGGCTGCTTCAAGTAAATCGCTTATTACTTTAGTTTTACTCATTACAGACCAAGTTTTTTGAGCTTCCTTTAATGCTTTCATAGCACTTGCAGGATCTCCAGATATTAATTGGTCTGGAGTTAGTTTAGCCACATAGTTATCAATTGCATCACTAATAATTCCACCCACTCGACGTTCAGCATTGTTAGTAAAATCAGATTTTGGCGCTTGCGTTAATTTACTTAAAAAATCAATATCTTTCATGCCGGCACTTTTTGTAATATCGCTAGCAAAATCTTTAGCTGCGGCTTCAATCTCTTGTAGTACACCTTTACTTTTGGGGAATAATGTTTTGCTTAATGGTCTTCCGCTCGTGCCTACTTCTTCTAACACATCATCAATTATTTTATTTAAACCTACCGGGTCAATTTGTACGCCAGAGTTTTCTGCTAATTTATATAAATTGTTTGCAGACTGCTTTAGTTCCTCCACTGATTTTGCACCTTGAGCCGCAGCTTGTTGTGCTTTCTTAGTTAAAAAATCTTTAAAAACATCAGACACAGTTCTGCCAGCGACTTGAAATGTGCCACCAAGTATTGAGCCTAAAGCAACTCCTGTTGGCATAGCCATTAAGCGATCCATCATGTCACCTTCTGATGTCCCTGCTGCGTAAAGTCCGCCTGTTACACCGCCAAGTGTAGCCGCTTGTTTTAAGTTTTTTGCAGCTCCAAAAGGAACAGCAGCGCCACCAATAAATTCAGAGCCATATGCTTTTATAGGGTCTGTTTCTTTAAACTCGCCAATTCTTTCACGTTCTCTTTGTAGCTCTTGCTGGTATATATCGCCTAAAGACCTATCATCACCACTTACAATTTTTTTAAGGCCAGCAGTACCACCCGCTATAATTTCATCTCCAGTGCCAATAGTTGTACCTTGGAATAATCCGCGGACTGTGCCTAAAAAACCACCACCAACTTCAGGCTTATCTTTATTAGTAAAGCCAAACGGCTTGCCAGCCTTGTTAGCTTCAACAAGTAAATCGCCAGCTTGCGTCTTATCTAAACCAAGTTTTTTAGCAAAACCCACTACAGGCATTTCAGAATAAAACTTGTTATAAACGCCATATAATAACTCAGCGTCTGTTTTATCTTGGTATTGCGGAAACTTTTTTCGTAATGTCTCTATATCACTCATCGTAATTACCTTATTCCAAGAGGGTCATCGCCATCACTCTGCGTTGCACTTTGTCCATTATCTATACCTACAATATTTGTGTAATAATCTTCCAGTGAACCCTGCTTAACAAAATGATTTAGCGTATCATTTACGGCTTCAAAAGCTTTGCGTTGTGCATTCATTCTATCCGTAATCCACTTTCTTAACTCAGTAGGCGATAATTGGTCGCTTGGTAGTGCTGTATCCATAGCGAGTTTTAATTCACCTTCACTTAGTGCGCCAAACGTAACAGAACCAATAATATCCAAACCTAACTTAGATTTCGCCGTTTCTATAGATTGTGCTGCCGCAGTGATATTAGGCACAAACTGAGCCAATCTACCAGTTAATGCAATTCCACCTTCACCAGCATCCAATGCATCAAGAGCTATTTGGTAATTTGCTAAATTTTGCTTTATTTTTGCTCTAGTGTCACCAGATAGTTTAATCATATCTGATCTTAATATGGCATTTTTCTTTTGGAACTCAACGTCACCAATTAAATCAGCTTGAGCTGTTAACGTACCAGTTTCCCTACTTTGATATATACCCTTTTGCAACTCAGCGTAGTTTGATTGTGATTTCCGCACAAATTCCATTGCGGCATCTCCTGTTAACTCTTGCCCACCAGAGGTTTTAACAACAACACTACCATCTTTCATTTTTACCAATACACCTGATTGGTCTGGTAAGTCTGATACAGACTGCACATTTACATTACCCGCAAGAGAATTTCTAAACAAAGCTAATTGTTGCTGTCTTCCAAACTGCTTGTCTGCGCTTGCCTCTTGCATCATGTAATTTATAGCTTGACCGGGATTGATTGCACCATTCTGAACCATGTCAGCCAAGTCTTGCCTGCCTCTATCTATAAGCATTTGAATAGTTTTATTCTTATTACCAGCCGCTACACGTTGCATACCACGTTCACGTATTGCTTCGCCTGCACGCATCTCTGGCATAATTAATGGATCGAGAGCTGCGGCAAAACTTTGCATTCTGCTCAAACCAGTGTTGGGGTTTCGTTCTCTGGCATAGTCAAGTAAGCCGCCTAAACCGCCACGAGACTGACTTGGGTTCATCCTATCTTGAATGATTTCTGCTGGCTTTTTTATCATATGCTTATCCCATACTTCCGAATGCTTGTAGATAACTTAACAAGCCCGGGCTTTGACTTTTAGTTTCAGTGTATTGTTGTGGAGTTGCACCTAATGCAGCAATTGGCGCTGACAATGCTTGCTGTGGCGCTCCAGTGTAACCCGCATACTGCTGTTTAGCCGCATCAATGAGTGCTTGCTGTAGACCTTGCTGTAGTAAACCTTGTCGCTCTTGCCTGTCTTGGATTGCCTGACTTGTGTTAAATGCTTGGCCTGCGAGTGCGCCAGTTTGTGCAGCTCCGCCCATTTGCATCTGCTGTTGGTTTTGTGCAGCTTGCAGAGCCGTATTAAACCCTTGCTGTTGCAGATTACCAAATGCTTGTGCGCCTTGCCTTGCAAATCCTTCGTTAGTCAATGCTTCCGCAACGCCGTGACGCGAGCCGCCAAACGCTCCCGCCCTTGATGCTTGCGTA